AAAGCTCGCTCCGGGAGCCACCGTCGTGATCACCGGCACCGGCATGGCGCAGGTGCCTCCGGCGGCTCCGGCAACCGGCGTGACGGTCTACCCGACCTTCGTGTTCGGTCGCGGCGCCTACGCCCAGGTCGTGCTCGACAACGTCAAGTTCACCTACCTGAAGGAAGCCGACAAGAGTGATCCGCTCAACCAGTTGAGAGTGGTTGGGTGGAAGAACTTTTATGGGACGTTGATATCCAATGCTGCGTTCATGATGCGCATCGAGAGCACGTCAGCGTTCACCGGCACCTTCGGCTAATTGGGCCTAACTCGTTGAAAGGACACGACAAATGCCGTATCGAATGACTTATAAAGTGGACGTGGACTGGGTCGGAGCCGGTGTCGGACCCATGGGCGGTCAGACCGCAGCTGCGGTCGGCCAGGTGCCGGCCGGCGGCGCGCAGTCGCTGTCGTTCTTCAACGCTGCCGGTGGTCAGAACCGTCTGACGTTCCTGGCCGCCGACATCACCGCGCTGCTTGCGGCCATGTCGACCGACCTGTCGACCCAGATGAACTCGGCCGAGACGCTGGCCCGCATCCAGAACTTCTCGCAAGGCGGCGGTTGATCCCGGCGTCTCGTCCGGTCGTCTAATAGGAGGCACGCATGGCGTTGCTCACGATGGGCACCGACACCACGAGCAACCTTTCGGCGTTGCTCATGACCGGGGCCATGAGTGCCCAGGACGTCGGGACGTTTGCCAACCTGGTGAAGAACGACAAGATCAACGGCAACCCCATCCATCCCGGGGCTTTTCAACAGACCGGCTTCCTTTTCGTCCCCAACCGCGGCATCCTGCAGGTACTGCCCGGCGACTATGTCGGTGTCGACAGCACCGGCTGGCCGATCCTGGTGTCGGCGCTGGCCGCCGCCGGACCCTGGACCCACTCGTGAGGTGTTGCGTATGAAGAAGCCTGCTGAAATCCCGGCCCGGAAGTATCGCCGGCCCAACCTGCTGACCGACGACGATCGCAAGGCGCTGACCGCCGAGGCTCGCAAGAGCGTCCTCGAAGGTCTCAAGCAGGACGAGCGCGACGCCTGGTTCGAGGAGGAACGGCTCCGGCTGCGGCGCGAGAGCGTGCCCGAGGAGCAGCTGGTCTTCGTCACCATCGACACCGCGCCGTTCCTGGCTTTCATCATGCTCGACAACGTGCAGTTCTTCAACGGCTACACCTACGAGGTGCCGCAGTCGCAGGCTGCCGTGATCCTTGAGCAGATGCATCGCTCCTGGCGGCATCAGGACGAGATTGACGGACGGGGCAAGACCGAAGCACATCGGCCATTGAATACACACCTTGGCCCTCGCCATGCTGGCACGCCGACGCGCGGCCAGAACGGCCCTGTCGTCGCGGAGATTTGACCGGTATGCCTGAGTTGCCTGCTTCGCTCGATCCCGAGCCGAAGGCGATTGCCGTCATGCTGTCGGTCACGACGCAGATCAGCGAACGCCGCACCATCGTGGCGCAAACCTACATCGAGCGCGACGATCCGATCGGGTCGTACCACAAGACGCTCGACAAGATTACCGAGGCGGTCGACCGCCAGGAGGCCAAGTACCGCAAGGTCGCGCTCGGCATCGAGCTCACCGCGCACGAGAAGACGCTGGCGCAACTCGAAGAAGACTACATTCGGATCGGCGAGCGCACCGCTGCCGAGTGGCTGGCGAAAGGCAAGAAGGGCGATCCGGCGCTCAGCCCCAGCGAGCGCTCGCAGAAGGCCAACGCCGAAGTCAACATCAAGCGTTACCGGCAGGAGATTGCCAAGCTCAAGGCCGAAATCGTATTGTGTGAGGCGATCATCGCGAAGGGCTGAACCATGCCTATGACCGCAGCTGAGATATGCACGCTTGCGCGTCAGGAGGCACGGTGTCCCGGTTTCACCGTCCAGTCCGGCCAGTTTCTCAATGCCACGCTGCAAGACCTTTGCCAGAACTACGACCTGGACATCTGTCTCGGCTCGAACCCGTTTGTCAGCAACGCCGGCTCCGGGCCTTACGATCTGCCATCCGACTATCTTCGTACCCAGGTGCAGGACGGCAAGGATCAGCTGTTCTACACGCTGCAGGGCGTGCCGTACCCGCTGATCCAGATCACGCTCGCCGAATATAACTGGCTGGTGCAGACCCCGGGCTTCTTCAGCTATCCGTACAACTACGCGACCGACCTGTCGCCCGATCCCAAGCACCTGTTCATGTGGCCGCCGGCCAGCGGCCTGTACCAGTTCACGCATCGCTACTACAAGCTGATGCCGGACATCGCCACGCCGGAGAGCAGCACGAGTGTGCCGTGGTTTGCCAACACGCAGATATTGATCCGCAGCGTGGCCGGACGGTTGATGGGTATTACGGGGGACCAGCGCCAGGCGGCGTATCTGGGGGATGGGGAACAATACCCGCTTGGCGCTGGCACACTCCTGAAAGCCTATCTGAAGAACGTCGAGGATCGCGAGGGTGCGGTGCACACCGTGGGCCGCGATCGCAGGCGGTTTGGCCGTTCGTTCGACCTGCTGCGAAATACCAAGACGATCGGCTGGTGAGCCGTGGCCGACAACCCGCTCCCGGGTACTCCACTGCTGTGGAGCCCGCGCGGGGCGTCTGACACCCTCGATAGCTCCGAGTGCTTCTCCGGCGCCATGATGGCGCTGGAGAACCTGATCCCCGACCCCTCGACCAAGAACCTGTGGCAGTGCCGGCCGGCGGCTTTAGAGCTCACTGATTTCACCGGCTTCACCACGCCGACATTCATCTCGGCGATGAAGGTGATCGGCACCCGGGTCTACGGCATGGTGTCGACCGCGCGCTTCCCCGGCAAGGACGAGCCGTTTGTCTACGACATCCTGACCGACGCCTTTGTCACCGTCACCGGCGTGACCAACGCCAACACGCCGACGAGCCCCGCCACCACCGGCGACTGGTCGCCGCCGAGCATGGACCTGATCGGTGCCGAGCTCATTGTCACGCACCCGGGCTATACCGGTGGCGGCGGTGCGTTCTTCGGCGTGATGAACGTCAGCAACCCGGCTACTCCAACCTGGACCGCGACCAACACCACCGGCACCGCGCTGCCGGTGCCGCCGACCTGGGTGCGCAACTTCAACGGCCGCGCGTGGTATCTGGTCAACCCGCCGACCGCGCAGCCGGCGGCGTATTTCTCCGACGTGCTGGTGGCGACGGTGCTGACCGCCGGCACCCAGATATTGACCTTTGACGACAACGTGGCGCTGACCTGCGCGGTCGGCCTGCCGCTGTCCAACCAGCTCGGTGGCGTGGTGCAGTCGCTGATCGTCTTCAAGGGCGTCAGCAACATGTACCAGATCACCGGTGATGCGGCGCTCAGCACGCTCGCCAAGAACTCGCTCAACGTGGCGACCGGCACGCTCGCGCCCAACACCGTCAAGCCGACCGCCAAGGGCCTGATGTTCGTCGCGCCCGATGGCGTTCGCCTGCTCGACTTCAACGCCAATGTCAGCGACCCGATCGGCAACCAGGGCGATGGCCTGACCACGCCGTTCATCTATGGCCTCGTGCCGTCGCGCATGTGCGCTGCGTTCAACTCCGGCATCTATCGGGTGCAGTGCCAGAACTCCAACGTGGTCGGCAACCCGCAGCAGCAATGGTGGCTCGACATCGTGCGCGGCGGCATCTGGTCGGGGCCGCACTCGTGCGCCGCGGGCCTGATCGAGCCATACAAGGGCACTTTCATCACCACGCTGCAGGCCGCCGGCGCCAAGCTGTTCCAGTCCGACCCGGTGCAGACCTCGACCAGCACCTACGTCGAGAACAGCGTGCAGCTGGGCTGGACCTATCAGACGCCGATGCTGCCGGACACCGACAAAATGTCCGAGGTGGCGATGCTGCAGACCACCATTCACATGGCGCTGTCGACCGACAGCGTAGCCTGTCAGGCGTTCAATCAGGATGGCGGCGTGATCCAGTCGTTCACCATCGCCGCGATCGGCGGTCTGACCATCTGGGGCGCCTTCATCTGGGGTGCCGCGCTGTGGGGCGCGTCGTCGAGCGGCTTGTTCCCGCGTCCTTTGAACTGGTCCGAACTCGTGGTATTCCGTCGCATGGGGCTGCGGTTCGTCGGTGAAAGCGCAAGCGGTGTCAAGCTCGGGCGCATCTACATGCGCTACGAGGTGCTGAACTATCTGCAGCAGGAGAGCCTGGGATGACGGTCTCCTACACACCACCGTTCAATTTGCAGGACGGCACCACCGCTTTCGCCACCCAGGTGATGGCCAACTTCAATGCCGTCACCGCGAGCTTCGCCACCGCGGCATCGGCCGGCTCCAACAGCGACATCACCGCGCTGAACGCCCTGGTCACGCCGC